GCAGGCGTACCCAACGCCGACGTACACCGGGGCTCCAAAGTATTACGCGCAGTTTGATGACAATATGTTCATTCTTGGCCCAACGCCAGACCAGAACTACACTGTTGAGCTGCACTATTACTACTATCCTGAGTCGATCGTAACGCTCGGTACTTCGTGGATTGGCGACAACTTCCCGATGTGTCTGCTGTACGGTTCTCTGGTTGAGGCCAATATTTTCTTGAAGGGTGAAGCTGACGTTCAGCAGAACTACGAGAAGCTGTTTGCCGACAACATGGGGCTGCTCAAGAACTACGCAGACGGCCGCACGCGCAACGACAACTTTAGACGACCGCTACCACGCGGCAAATTCCAATAGGAGTAAGAAATGGCAATTTCGCAAGCTATGTGCACTAGCTTCAAGGTTGAGCTGCTCGACGGCGTTCACAACTTTGATACTGGCGGCGACACTTTTAAGATCGCGCTGTACACCTCGTCCGCCACTCTTGGCGCGGCGACTACGGCTTATACAACTTCTAACGAAGTTTCTAGCTCGGGTACAAACTACACCGCTGGCGGCAACACGCTGACTGTTTCGCAGGTTCCGACCTCGACCGGTACGACGGCATTCATCAGCTTTGCCAACACAACTTGGGCGGCTGCTACGATTACTGCTCGCGGCGCTTTGATCTATAACAGCTCGAAGTCGAATAAGGCTGTGGCAGTTCTGGACTTTGGTTCGGATAAGACAAGTACAAGTGGTGATTTTACGATCAACTTCCCAACTGCCAACGCATCGAACGCTATCATCCGTCTGGCCTGAGTTTTTAGTTAGGGGTTTATTATGGCACTTATCGTAGCAGATCGCGTACGAGAGAATAGTACGACCACTGGCACAGGCACGCTTACGCTGTCTGGGTCTCCGCTTGGTTATCAAACGTTTTCTTCGGCTGTCGGTAACGGCAACACAACGTATTACGCCATTTCAAACCCCGGTGTTAACGAGTGGGAAGTGGGTATCGGTACAGTTGGAGCAGGTACACTAGCGCGTACAACGGTTCTAGCTTCGAGCACGGGTACTTCACTGGTTAGCTTTACTGCGGGGACCAAAGACGTATTTTGTACATACCCTGCTGAAGTATCGGTTTTTGCTGGTAATACCCAGACCCTGACTAATAAAACCATTTCTGTTGACACCAACACGGTTTCTGGCATTGCGGCTTCTAGTTTCGTAGTTTCAAACGCATCCGGTAATATTGATGGCGCAGCAGCGCAAAAAGTTATTCCTACAGGAGCGGTTGTCGGTACGACTGATACACAGACCCTGACTAATAAAACGATTAGCGGCGCAAACAACACATTAAGCAACATTGGGAACGCGTCGCTAAGTAACTCATCGGTTACAGTCGGTTCAACAAACATCGCTCTTGGCGCTACGTCCACAACGTTGGCTGGTCTCACTTCGGTTACAGCATCTTCTTTTGTTGGCCCTTTGACCGGCAATGCGGATACCGCAACTACAGCTACTAATTTGGCTGGTACACTGGCTATTGCAAATGGTGGTACGGGATCAACAACCGCTGCTGGAGCAAGAACTAACCTCGGCCTCGTAATTGGGACTGACGTACAGGCTTATGATGCTGATATTTCGACTGTCGCGGCATCACAAGCTGAAATGCAAGCCGGGACTGAGATTGCTTTGCGTTCAATGTCACCACTGCGCATTGCTGAAGCCATACAAGCCATTGGGCTTGCCTCAACCTACTACGACCAATCGGCACTGTTCAGTGGTTCGCAAATAAGCCTTGTGCTGCCAAACATCAACGTCATTGTGAATTCAACACTGGTACGCGTTACTGGCGCAACGCTGGCACTCGACACCGCTGGTAATTGGGACAATTCGACTTACGCCACGGCGGCCAATCGCGCCGGCAAAGACTTCTACGTCTATGCGCTGCAAGCGGGCGGCGTCATTCTATCGGCTAACTCGACGTATCCGACTGGCTATACAGCAGCGAACTCGCGCAAGATTGGCGGCTTCCACTGCCTAGCAGTAGCCGTTGGCACTATTTCTGGCCATACGTTGTCAGGCTATGTCGCAGGCGACATTTTGCCGCGCTCTGTCTGGGATCGTTTCAATCGGTCAAGCGCCCGTCAGGAAGGTACGATTCTATCGCGCTCCGGGATGTGGGTAGATATTTACCTGCCATCCGTGTCCGGATCAACGCTGGTTTCGGTAAACGGCGGTACGATTGCTGACGGTGTTTCAAGCCCGGCGTTCCATTGCTATAAGTTTGAACAATGGTTTGCCCGACAGGGGATGAAGTCTATCAGCCAGCTTGAATTTTTTGCGGCATCCGATGGCGCAAACCAAAGCACCAACATCACCGGCTCTGCTGATCCCGGAGCTACGACAGGCCACACCGACACGGCTGGTCGCCGCATGATTTCCAACGAAGGCGTGGAAGATACTTGCGGCGTTATGTGGCAATGGACACGCGATCAAGGCGGTGTAATGACTTCTGCTGCGTGGGCTAATGCTTATGACGGCAACGATTCCGGTGTTGGCGGTCAGCACTATCAAGCGCCATATCGCGGCCTCTTGGGCGGCGTTTGGAATAACGGCGTGCTTTGCGGTTCGCGCGGTTCGGCTTGGCATAAGTCGCCTTTGAGTCTGGCTTCGGATATTTCGGGGCGCGGCGTCGCGGAGCCAGCCGTCAATCGGTTTTAGTAGGTAGGCAGTAAGGGTCAATATGTATATTCGCAGCATCTTAGGCAGCAATTGGAATAACAGCGTGAATTGCGGTTCACGCAGTTCGAATTGGAATAATTCGCCTTTGAATCTGAATTCGAATAATTCAGGGCGCAGCGTCACGGATACAGAGATCGAAAGCAATAGGTTTGTCGCGGGGCCATACGGTCCTCTGGCTGACATATTGACCTTGTTGCGAAGCGCGAAAGCGTGGACAGCAAAACACACAGCGACCGCCCCGGCAGGGCTAGTACTTAACGGGAACGTCAGGCAATGGGGGCTGACATGAAACGCCACGGCAATCTCTGGGACAAGATTACCTGCCCGGACAATTTGCTTCGCGCTTACCGCGAAGCGCGCCGTGGCAAGGGCTGGCAACGCCACGTCAAATGGTTTGAGCGCAATGTAAACGGCAATTTGCTGCGCTTGCAAAAAATGCTTTGCACGGGCGCATTTTCTACCTCGGAGTACCGCAAGAAAACGATTTACGAACCGAAGCAACGCGACATCTATGTGCTGCCGTTTTATCCAGATCGCATCGTCCAGCACGCGCTGCTGCAAGTGGTGGCGCCATTATGGGATGCGCTGTTTATCGAACAATCTTACGCGTGCCGCAAAGGGCGCGGTATGCATCAAGCCAGCCAGCAGACTATGCACCATGTGCGAAAGTACAAATACTTTTTGAAAGCAGACATCAGCAAGTTCTATCCGTCGATCAATCACGACATCCTGCTGTCAATCATCGAACGCAAGATCAAATGCAAGCGCACTCTTAGCCTACTGGAAAACATCGTGCGCTCTTTTGATGGCGATAAGAACGTGCCAATTGGCAACTACACTAGTCAATGGTTCGGCAACCTTTACATGAACGAACTGGATCAGAAGATTCGCCACGAACACAAGATTGGTTCCTACGTTCGCTACTGTGACGACTTCATCGTTTTTCACGACTGCAAAAAGGCGCTGTCAGCACTCAAAGACTGGATTGAAGATTTTTTAAGCACGCGACTGGCGCTTAAGTTTTCGCGGTGGAGCATCGCACCCGTCGGCCACGGCGTCGATTTTGTTGGCTATCGCCACTTTGTGAAGAAAGTGTTGTTGCGCAAATCGACGGCTAGGCGTGCCCAAAAGCGCATGGCCTTACTCATGCCAAAACTCAATGCCTGCAAGATAACGATTGACCAGTTTCGCTCATCCATTGCCTCGACAGAGGGTTGGCTTAAATGGGCAAACACTTATAATCTGAGAATGAGCATGAAACTTGAAGAACTTAAAGGAGCAATAGCATGAGAGGCTTTCCCAAATACATCAATACCCGCGAAGATCTGGAAAACACCAAGGTCGATTTTCCGGCCGAGACACGCGCTTGGATGCAGGACATCTACGACCATCGCCACCAGTGGATCGTTGTCGGCAAGCTGGACGCTGATGAACCCGGCATCAATATCGACAACGAGTTTAAGGTGGTTGAGAACAAGGATGCGCAGACCGGCGAAGTCACTGATCGCTACCAGTACGAGTACAAGGAAGATCCCAACGGCACGATCTTCCGCCTTGGCTTTGCGTCGTCAGATGAGTTTTCGGCTTTTATCGCCGCAATCTAGCAATGCGCTCGATTTTTTAAACTCGAAGCGCCTGTGTGGTGAATAAAAAAGAAACACTATGTTCGGCCTGACTACCTTTGCTGAATCCTCCTTTGCGACAGCGGGGGTAGATCAGGTCGTTCAAGTTTTTGGAGTTCAAGGGGCAACCTACCTCGGCACTGCCTCGGTTACTGCGTCGGCGAATACATCGGTTTCTGGGGTTGAAGGACAAACTCAACTAGGAACTACAAATCAGACTGCCGCTGCTCAGGTTTATATTGTTGGGTTTGAAGCCCAATCGTATCTTGGCACTACCTCAGTGGTCGGACTTGCAAATGTTTATCCTGTAGGAATCCAAGGCACTACACAGCTAGGAACCGTAACCGCCTCCGCTTCTGCTCAGATATACATTATTGGCCTTCAAGCGCAAACCTACCTCGGCACTGCCTCGGTCGTTGCTAAAGCCGACATCACCCCTGTTGGTGTGGTTGGAACACCCCAGCTTGGGACTCCAGTACTTACAGGTATAGCAAATATCTACCCGATAGGCGTTCTAGGCCAAACACAACTTGGTATAGTATCTCCAACGGCTTCAGCTCAAGTTTACGTCCTTGGTGTATTAGGAACTGGCATCGTCGGGTTCGAGAATGTCTGGGGTGAGGTTGACGACTACCAACTGGCCGGCTGGGTTGATGTACTGGCAAACCCTGTAGTGACGCTTAACTTGATTGATAGCTATGGGGTGTCGGCATTTGGCGAGGCGGCGATTGCGGGTGAATTTGATGTCCGGTACCGCTACAAGCCCACAAGTCAGTGGGATCAGATTGACGATACACAAACTACCACTTGGACAAAAATTGCCGCATAATTAGCGGCATACCATAAAGGAGCCCACACATGGCCTCAACCTATTCTCCCTCGCTGCGCCTTGAGCTGATTGGTACCGGCGACCAGTCCGGTCTGTGGGGCGACACCACAAACAACAACCTCGGCGATTTGATTGAGCAGGCTATTACCGGCGTTCAGTCTATCCCGATGACGGATACTGACTACACGCTTACAGCCCTGAACGGTTCGGTAGATGAAGCCCGCAACGCTGTTGTCATTATGACTTCGGTCGGTTCGCTGACTGGCTCGCGCAACGTGTTCATCCCGGCTGAAGAAAAGCTGTATGTGTTCAAGAACAGTACCACGGGCGGTCAGAACATCGTCGTTAAAACTTCAGGGGGTACAGGTGTTACGGTCCCTAATGGAGCCGTCCTTCAGTTGTA